CGGGACAATGCCGGGTGGCAGGTGATCTTCTACCCGCGCGGGCGCATGCTCATTTTCAACGTGCCGCGGTCAACGGCCGCCTTCGACCAGCACGTCATGAACACGGACACGCAGAGCTGGTGCAAGTTCACGGGCTGGAACTTTCCTGTCTTCGCCCTCTTCGGAAACGACCTTTACGCCGGCGGTACGGATGGGAAGGTCTACAAGTGCAATGACGGGTTTTCCGATAACGGAACCGCCATTGTGGCTGATGCTCAGACTGCGTGGAATTACTTCGGCTCTTCAGACAGGCTCAAGAACTTCACCATGGCGCGGATTATCTTTGGCGCCGTGAGTGATCCCGGAGCCCTTGTTTCGATCGGCACGGATTTTGACATTTCCGTTCCCAGCTCAACCGTCTCCACGTCGGCCGTGACAACGGGAGGGGTATGGGACGTTGCAATATGGGATCAGGACATATGGGGCGGAGCCACGCAGGCGATAAAGGGATGGCAAGGGGTGAACGGCTTGGGCTACTCAGCTTCGATGAGGTTGCGCGTCTCGTTGACCAGCCAAGGCGTAAGCTGGAGGTCATCGGCAATGGTCATGAAGCCCGCCGGCCTGGTCTGAAGCTTGTATTTGACGAGGATCAGGACGTTGCCGATTTCGTGATCGGTCAGTTGCCTCATCCCATCACGATTGATGAGTTCGGGCAGTTCACGACGATCGGGATCGCGGACGAGGCAGGCAAGTTGATTGCTGGTGCGGTCTATCATCGCTGGCGCAAGTTTGACTGCGAGTTGAGCTTTGCTGCCTCGAGCCCGCGGTGGTGCCGGAAGGGTATTGTCCGGGCCTTGTTTCACTACCCGTTCGTGCAGCAGGGCTTGCAGCGCATGACGCTGATTATCGGACGGAACAACAAGCGCGCGATCAGGTTGAACACGGGGCTTGGGTTCAAGATCGAGGGAGCCGTGCGACGTGCTTATGACGGTATGAACGATGCGCTCATTCTCGGGATGCTCCGGGAAGAGTGCAAATGGATAAGGAGACATTAAATGCCTGGACCAGCTACTTCATTCAACAAGAAAAAGTACAACAAGGACGGAACAGAAGCCACGCGATCCATTCGCGAGGATATTGGCAAAGCCCTTGAAGATGCTTTTGACGACCCGTTTGTGCGCGGGGCAGCGGGTGCTGTTGCGGGCGCGGCTGTTGGTCGAAAGATGTTTCGAAGCGTCGGGAAGAGATCAAAGAACGTCCATCCAGAAGACGTGGGACAGATGGGATTTGTCGGGGGAGCCATCGGCGGCACGGGTGGGTTCGTTCTTGGTTCAGGGTTCGGAAACAAAATGAAGCCCCAAGGTGGAAAGAGGCGCAAATAAATGGGCAAGGGTGGAGGAGGCAGCGCGCCAGCCGCGCCAGATCCAGTCAAGACATCTGAGGCGCAGGCGGATGCCTACATCAAGGCTGCAAAGCAATCGAGCATCCTGAACAATCTGTCTCAATTCACGCCTTACGGGAACATCACGTTCGACAAGGACGAGGAAGGCGTTCCAATCGCGCAGCGCGTGTCTCTGTCTCCTGCCCAGCAAGCGGCCTTTGACGCTCAGACGCAGTTGCAGGGCACTCTGTCCAACGCCGCCGCGCAGTTGGCAGGCTCCGTGCCTACAGGCCCCTTTGGCCTCCCGACCAATCTGCCGGGATACACAACGGGCTTGGACCTTGATGGTGCTCCGGACTACATGCGAAGCCTCAACCTTGCCAACGTGCCTAACGCACCAGGGACGGGTGATTTCTCCGCGGACCGGAACACCTACGAACAGGCAATGTTCAACCGCGGCATGAGCCTGATGCGACCTGAGTTTGAGCAGCAGGGAAGGGATACGCGGCAGATGCTTGCAGACCGTGGGCTGCCCATTACGGGCGAGGCGTACAACACGGAGATGGACCGTCTTGGCCGGTCTCAGGGCGAGCAGATGGGCCGGATTGCGGCTGATGCGCTTGCTGCCGGAGCGCAAGAGCAATCGAGGATGTACGGCCTTGGTACGGACGCAAGGCAGAGGGCGATTGCGGAGCAACTCCAGCAAGGCCAGATTTCTCAACAGGCGCGGCAGGGTATCATCTCGGAGGAATTGCAGAACGCGCAGCTTGCACAGCAAGCGCGCCAAGCAATGACCAATGAGGCTTTGCTTCAGTACAACGCGCCGGCGCAGGGTGTGGCAACGCTTCTTGGCGCGAGCCCGCGAACCCCGACCGTTCAGGGCGGAAACATCTACCAGCAGGGTGTGCAGGCTCCGGACGTGCAGGGCAACATCTGGAACTCGTACAATTCGCAGCTCAACGCCTATAACCAGCGGCAAGCGAACAACAATTCCATGTGGTCTGGCATCGGCTCAATTGTTGGAAGCATTGCGAGCATCCCGGGCATTTTCTCGGACCGGAACATGAAGACCAAGGTGCGGTCTGCGGACACCATCCTAAACCGGATGGAGAAGATCCCGATCAAGTCATGGCAGTACAAGCCGGGCTCTGTCCCCGGTGACAATGGTGCGCGCCATGTCGGACCTATGGCTCAGGACTTCAAGGGTTTCTTTGGTTTGGGGGATGGGCGGTCCATTCCCGTTGTTGATGCAGTGGGCGTCAACATGGCAGCAACGCAGCAACTTGCTCGCAAAGTGAAGCGCATGGAGGCGCGGCGCTGATGCCAAAGATTTCAGGCTCCTACCACGGCATTACATCGCAACCTCAGTTCCAAACTTACCCCACGGCGGGGATGCTGCAGGTTCCACAGCAGCCTCTTGCACCTCCGCCCCCTCCGCCTCCGCCACCGCCTCCGTCGCAAGTGCCAACAGGCACGCTGCCAACAACTCCAACGACGCAACCCACATTGCCGTCCATCGCCCCGCTCGGGCCTGTGCTCCCTGGCGCGGACACCATCACGCCAGAGCGCGAGCGGCTGATCCGTTCCGTCATGAATACATACGAGAGGTAAGATGACGCCCTTCTTCCAGCAGTATCCTCCATCCCAGACAATGCCCGGCTTTGAGCAGGTTGGTCCGGGGGCCATGCCAAAGCCCATGCCCAATGTGCCCCAGATCAACCCCGGCATGCCTAAGCCGATGGGTGACATTCCTCAAATCAATCCCGGCATGCCAAAGCCCCCGGTTGACATCCCCCAGATCAATCCGGGGATGCCGCCGGCTGTAAGCCCTGCAAATCCCATGATGCCGAAGCCTCAGACAGGCGCTCCGCAGATCAATCCCGGGCCTACAGGAAACCTGACTCCGGGGCGCGGGGCTCTCGTCAACGCCATCATGAACCGCACACAAGCCCCACGCCCGCAGATGGGCAACTACCGCCCGCCGCAGGGCATGCGCCCGATGGGCCAGCCACAGTCCCCGCTCAACAACCGTCCAAGGAGGCCCTGATCCGTCATGGCGTTTTTCAACCCCAACCAGCAGTCCCAGTTGATGGGCCAGATGTTCTCCAACCCGCAAGGGCAGGGCGGGATGATGCCCCCCATGGCCGGTCAGGGCGGCGTCAACTCAGGCCCCAACATCGGCCCGTCCTTTGCCGGCCCGGAAGGCCCGCAGGGGGTATCAAGCCCGAGAGACCAATTTGGCCCGATGCCCTTCACAAGCCCCATGCCTGATTTCCAGATGGGCCCCTTCGTGCCGGGAAGTGACACGGGGATCCGCGAGCTTGGCAATGTCCCGGTCAACCCCATGCCCTACACGCCCAATGACGGCTATGGCGGAAGGCCCCCGATCGGCCCCATGCCCCTCCCGCGCCCGGGCTCGGGACCGGATGCGCAGCCCATGCCATTCCCCTCATCGCGCGAGCATGGCGGGCGACCTCCCATGCCTGGCCGCGGGATACCCGTGAACGACGCCATCTCCGGCACGAGCCGCCCTGCGGATGCTGCAGGCTCTGGTGCAATCTCGGATGAAGACCGTCGCCGCCTTATTGAAGCAATCCTGCGCCGCTCTTATGGCGGCATGTAAGGGTCAGAAGACATGGCAGTAGGCTGGCAACAGAAACCATTTCCGGGACCAACCCCGTTCTTTGGGTATCCGCAGGATGAAATGGACGGCGGCACAGGCATGCCCGTGCCTACGCTTCCGCCCGTGGGTGGCGTGGGCGCTCCGGTCCAGCCTCAGGAGGCCACCCAGCCCATCTTCGCCCCTCAGGATATGTTCAAGGGCGGCATGTTCGGCGACACGCCACCCGTCAACAACAAGCCGCAGGAGCAAGCCCCGGAGGGGGATTGGCCGTCCGAGGATGCAATCGGGCGCCGGCGCAAGTTGGCAGAGGCCCTCATGGGCAAGCAGATGGAGGTCAATCACCCGGTGCAGGCGGTGGCCAATGCGGTAAGCCAGATTGCGGGGGCTTACGTCCAGAACCGTGCGGATCGGGATGAGGCGGACTTACTGAAGCGCCGGCGGGATTTCTTCCTCGGTGCGCTGAAGGACGGCGGCGACTTCGACGGCATGATGACCAAAGCCATGCAGAGCCCTGATCCTTATCTGCAGGACATAGCGCTCAAGTACAAGCTTGCAGCTCTTCAGGATCGCGGCAAGAAGGGCGGAAGGCCTGAAGAAACTGAGATCAAATATGAAGACGGTACGGCGCAGAGTGCCTATTGGGACACTGAGCAGAACCGGTGGGTTCCTTACGGAGACCGTTATCCGAGGTTTGCAAAGGCTGTTGGCGGCGGTGGCGGCGGTGGCGGGTCTGGTGGTGCTGGAGAAAGATTTGCCCCCGTAAAGCCAGCAGAAACAAGTGAGCAAGACCCATCACAGCAAGCTTTTTCTACTCCGGGCCCGCGGGGCAAATACTCTCTGAAAGAGGGCCCGCAAATGAATGGTCCGGACGGGCGGCCAGTGTACACAACCTATAATCCGAATGACGGTAACTATTACTACCGCAGCCAAGATGGATTGTGGCGTGTTGCGAG